GAGTGGATCAACGATAATAAAATGAAAGGATATCTAAGACCAGAAACTTTATTCGGTACAAAGTTCGAAGGATATCTAAATCAGCCAGTAAAAGAACTAACTACTAAAGATCTAACACCATATACAGATTTTAGTGATTTTTATACGGACTAAAATGTTTCAAATAGAAAAGATAGGAGAAGAAAAAATGAAATTAGAGGAATTAGTAAAAGGCCTAAACTTTCTAGGCCTAGCATACGGAAAAGAGTACAGCCAGCTAGAAGCTCAGCAAGTATACGAGTTTGTAAAGGAGTACGACTACGATACATTTATCAGAGCAACTAAACAAATAATTAGAACGTCTAAGTTTATACCAAAGATAGCAGATTTAATAGAAGCCTGCGAAAGTCAAAAAGACGTAAGAAAAATAGAAGTAATAGACTATATGAAGGATAGCGGATACTTTTATATATCATATAAGCCAGATCATAAACTAGACGAAGTACAGGCTACAAGAAACTATATAAAAGTTAGAAATTTTATAGAAAGAGGAATAATTCCTGACTGGCTAAAAGAAGATATAAATTACTACTATCAAAAAATGAAAACAGAACAAATAGAACTAAAAGAAAATAAACTACTAAGCTAGGACTACCTAGCTTTTTTTGTTTCAAATAGAAAAAATAAATATAAAAAGTTGTAATAAAAGAAAATTAAATGCCTATACTATAAGTAGGCAGGTAAGACGAGGCCTGCCTAAACCTCATTATAAAACCTTCCTTTTATGACTTTTTTCTACTATTATCTAGAAGACTAGGACTTTTTTCTTAGTCTTTTTTTTTATTTTCAAATAGAAAAAATATTTTTTATAAAGTAATATATCAGGAAATAAAACATATAGTTTACTAAGCCAGAAAAAAGGAGCGTGTAACTATGGTATGTTTTATAGAGGGACTAGAAACGTTTAAATATTTACAAGTAGACGAAGCAGGAGTAGTTTATATCTACTATACAGTATCAAAAGACTACATGAAGGAAAAAAGCCTTATTTATAAAAATCGTATATTTGAGATAGATCTAACTAATAAAGAACAGCCACAATTCCTAAGCTATGCGTCAGGAGAAAACTTCGTAGATTTGATAGAGATCCAGTAAAAAACTTTACAAATAGAAAATATAAACTGGAAAAATTTTCTTTTTGTATTGACAATATTGTCAATATATGGTATGTTATGAGTAAGAAAGGAGATAAAAGAATATGAAAAGAAGTAATACAATAGTAGAAAATATCGAGTTTCTTCTATCAATGTATAAGAGAGAACTTAGCTACATAGAAAAAGAACTAGAGAAAATAAGTGATCCAAACAAACGAGAAGAAAAACGTATAGAAGAAGAAATGATAGAATGCTATATAGACGAATTAGAAACTATAATAGAATTAAGTAAGTAAAAAACTCTATTGAAGCCTTCTCTTAGAAGGAGAAGGTTTCAAATAGAAAATAAAAGGAGGAAAGAGTATGAAAAAAGTATATTATCTAGCACACTGTGGAAGCGGTACTTCAGTACACTATAGATTAATTGATCTAGTAAGAGAAGAAGGAAAAAAGCTAATATTTCATATAAACGATTTCGACTGGGATACACATAAAGAAAGAACAATAACATTAAAAGCATATAGAACAACTAGAAAAAACTTTTACGGAGAAGATCAAGAAACTATAGACTTTCATAGTAGCAAAGAACAATATAAGTTCAGTTTTATAGTAGAAAGAGAAATAGAAGATAATATAACACCAGAAAAAAGTTTTATAACAATATAGGAGGTGGTAACTTGAAACTAGTACAACAAAAATACTATACAGCTTCAGGAGAAGCAAAAGTAAACTGCTATAAATTAGCAATATCAAAAAAGCACCTAGACGAAGCAGGAATAAACGAGAAAGACGATCTAGAAGTATATACAGAAAAAAATAAAATAGTAATAAGAAAAAAGAAGTAAAAGAGGAGAAAAAATGAAAAAGAAGTTAAAACTAAAAAGGTGGGTAAAGGTTTTAATATCAGTAATAGTAGTAGTAGCAGGAATATTAATATACTCAAAGCTAAGAGATATCGGATCAATAAATAATCAGTTTACACTAACAATATGTTTACTAGGCTGGTTTTACGTATTAGTAGGGCAAGTAGCAATACTAATAGGTTTATGGGAATTGTAAAGAAGGAGTAATTAATATGGACATGGAGGAACTAGTATTCAATATATACAAAGATACAAATATAACAGGTAAAAGATTTAAAAGTCAGCTAATCAGAAAATATAAATTAAAAAATACACAAATAAGCAATATAAGAGCAAAAATAACTAAATATCAAAATGAAAAGTACGGAGGTACACTAGGACTAGATAATGGCTATAAAACTCAGGAAGAATGTAGACATTTAAGCGTACTTAATAATGTAAGAAGACAGAAACGTAGAAAGGGATAGATAAAATGAGTATATTACAAAAATACATAGAAAATCATTCATACAAAAAAAAGTATAATACAGCTTGTAACGAAATAGATATGAAGGATAAAGATATACAAAACAGAGATATAATGATTAGCAAATTAAAAGAACTACATAGGAAGCAAGAAGAAATATGGGATACTACATTAAAAGATCAGGAAGCAGAAATAATAAAATTAAAAAAGAAAATAGTTAAACTAAAAGAGGATAAAAAATGAGGAGAAGAAAGAAGATAGAAAGAAAGTTATATGCAGAAAGAAGATATATAACTCATAAAAAATATAGACATTATATCAGAGCTTTATATAACTGGATAAAAATAAAATATTACGAATGGAGGATAAAATGAAAAGAACAGCTATAATTCTAGCAATAATAGGACTATCAATGATATTACTAGGAATAACAATACAATATATAAATTATAAATGCGAAGTAATAGATAAGAATACAGACTTCTGGGTAAGGAATTGTGATTATAAATGACATTAAAAGAATACATTATAAAGCAATTAAAGAAATATTTAGGAATTAAAAGCCCAAGTAAAGAAGCAATAAGACAATGGGAAAAATGGCAAACTATGACACCAGAAGAAAGAGAAAAAGTAATTGAAAAAGAAAAACAATTCCAAAGAGATACATTAGGAGAAGAAATAGAATATAACTTTTGGTGGGAAGAATTAGGAGATAATGAATAATGTTTCTAATATGGTTTATAGGAATGTACGTTATTTTTATAGTACAACAGATAACAATATTTTACTTAGTAAGTAAATTAAGTAGGAGGAGATAAAATGATAAAATTTATAGCAGGACTAATTATAGGATCATTTATAGGTTTTTTTATACTAGCTTGTTTAGTAGCAAGTAAAGACGAGTAAAAGGTTTCAAATAGAAAATATAGGAGGATAAATGTTATATATAGAATACGAAGAATACAAAAACAAGTATTACGAAGTACAAAGAAAATATAATGACATATTAAACGAAAAAGAGGAATTATTCGCAATAACTCAGCCAAAAGCAACTCAGATAACAGGCGAAAAGACAGCAGGAGGTAAACACGAAAATTTATTCGACGAGTACTTGATCCAGAAGGAGAAAAAAAACATAGATAAAAGATTAAAGGAAGTAAAATCAATACTAGACGATAGAGAAAGGCTAGTAAAACTAAAAGAGCAGGAACTAAGAGCTAGCAATAACCCACATGACAAAATATATAGGTGCAGATATATAGATAGACTAACAATAGAAAAAACAGCTAGAATATCTAACTATAGTAGAAGTCAAGTATTTAATATACTAAATAAAATTAAAAAAAATATAAAATAGGAGTAGATATGGAAACAGTAAAATATAGACTAAGCTATCACGTTTTACGAGAAAAGTATAAACAACTCCAGATAAAATATAGAAGCGAAATAAATAAAAAAGATAAAGAAATAAATAATCTAAAAAAAGAAATAGAAGCATTAAATCAGGAACTAGAAGAAAGAAATAAAAAAATAAAAGAAAAGAACTTAATTATAGGCTGGTTATCAGATATAAAAACATTGGACTAAATTAGACTAATTATATGAAATAATAATAGTGTGAAATCAGCGAAAAAGACAGCGACAAGCTGTCTAGAGGGTATAAGTTTTTTCATATTCTTTATTATACCTTCTAGAGAGCTTATCAGGAGACTAGCAATAGTCTTTTTTTATTGCAGAAGGGAGGATAAATAATGATACTAAAAAATAAAGTTTTTACAGCACTAAAATGGATACTAGCTACAGCGGTAGCTCCAACAATATCATTAATAGAAGGTTTAGGACAACTATATAATTTTGATACGCACTATATAACAATAACAATAGGGTTAGTATCAACATTTCTAGGAGCATTACTAGGAGTATCAAATTATAACTATCGAAAAAAGGAGGATAGATAGAATGCTAAAAGGAATAGATATATCACACCACCAAAGAGGAATAACTAAGTTCGGAAACGACGTAGACTTTGTAATTATCAAAGCTACAGAAGGAGTAGGCTACGTAGACGAGCAATGCGATAGACTATATCAGCAAGCAAAAAAAGACGGTAAATTACTAGGAGTATATCACTATGCTAGACCAGATCTAAATAATAGTGCTATAGCAGAAGCTGACTGGTTTATAAAAAATATTCAGGGATATATAAAAGAAGCTATCCTAGTACTAGACTGGGAAGAAGGATATCTAGGTGACGTAGCATGGGTAAAAACATTCCTAGATAGAGTAAAAGAAAAAACAGGAGTAAAGGCTTTACTATACGCTAGTAGAAGTCCTATCAATTCATTCAACTGGAGTTCAGTAGTAGCAGGAGACTACGGACTATGGGTAGCAGACTACGGAGCTAATACAGGACAAGCAGGAAACAAGCCAGTAGTAAAATGGTGGCCTTTTTATATTCTATGGCAATATACAAGTAGAGGACATATATCAGGATATAGCGGTAACGTAGATATGAATTATTTTTACGGAGACGCAGAAACATGGAGAAAGTACGCTACTAGTTCAGGATCAGCACCAGCACCTACACCAGCACCAGCACCAGAGCCAGCTAAAAAGAGTAACGAAGAAATAGCAGACGAAGTAATAGCAGGCAAATGGGATAACGGAGAAGCACGTAAAAAGAAACTAACAGAAGCAGGATATAACTATCAGGCTATACAGGATATAGTAAATAAAAAGCTAGGAGTAAATAAACAACCTGCAGTAGAGTACTATACAGTAGCTAAGGGAGATACACTAACTAAGATAGCTAAGAAGTATAATACTACAGTAAATCAGCTAGTAGCATGGAATAATATTAAGAATAAGAACTTAATCTACGCAGGCCAAAAGCTAAGGGTAAGATAAATGTATAAGAGCTGTAGTAAATGTGGAAAAGTACACAGCACAAAGTACAAGTGCAACCATAATAGAGAAAAGAAAGATACAGAAGCAAGAAGGCTACGTAACAAAAATTACTGGCATAAAAAATCATGGGAGATTAGAAAAGCTAGTAGCTACCTATGTAGTGTATGTAGAGAAGAAGGAAGATACACACATGAAGGAATAGAAGTACACCATATAACACCAGTAAAAGAAGATAAAGACAGACTATTAGATAACTATAATCTAATTTGTTTATGTCAAGAACACCATAAACAAGCTGAGATAGGTAAGCTAGATAGAGACTATTTATATCTACTAGCTAGACAGAGGGAGGACGGCTAACAGCCCCCCACACTTTCTAAACAAATAAAGGAAGCCAAACAAAACCCACCCGCCACCTTTTTACACAAAAAACATAAAAATACTATGTTTTTTTGGAAAAAAGGCACAAAAACGGCTAAATAAGGCCAAAAACTAAGTAAAAAGGGTAAATATACGTAGAAAAGTTTTAGGGTACTAGAAATAGGCCTAATAATAGGATAGGAGCGATAATTAAATGAAGTTAAAAGTAGACTACCTACCTATAGAAGAAGTAAAACCATACGAAAACAATGCTAAGATACATACTCCAGAACAAATAGAGCAGATAAAGACAAGTATCCAGCAATTCGGAATGAACGATCCTATAGGGATATGGAGTAAAGACAATATTATAGTAGAAGGACACGGTAGACTGATAGCGTGTCAGGAACTAGGATACAAAGAAGTACCAGTGATAAGACTAGACGAGCTAACAGACGAACAAAGGAAGGCTTATACACTTATCCACAATAAAACTACAATGAATAGCGACTTCGATTATAATATCCTAGATAGCGAACTAGCTAAAATAGAAAATATAGATATGCAACTATACGAGTTCGAAGATATAGAAGTATCAGAAGCAGAATTCGATACAGATTTTACGTTAAACTCAGACGATAAGCCACAAACTAGAACAATACATTTATTGCTAAGCGAAAGACAGAACGAAATAATGCTAACAGCTATAGATAAAATATCTAGCGAGGTAGAATTTGAAGATAACGGATCTTCTAATAAATACGGTAACGCAGTATATGAGATAATCAAAGACTGGAGACTAAATAATGAAAATTGAAAAGATAAAACTATCAGAAATCAAGCCGTATGAAAATAACGCTAAGAAGCACCCTCAAGAACAGATAGAACAGATAAAAAAATCTATAAAAGAGTTCGGAATGTGCGATCCGATAGCAATAGACGAGAATAACGTAATTATAGAAGGACACGGACGTTATATAGCATTACAACAGCTACAATATAAGGAAGTGGACTGTATAAGAATAGAAAATTTAACAGAAGAACAAAAAAGAGCCTATATTCTAGTTCATAATAAACTAACTATGAATACAGGCTTCGATATGGAGAAACTAGAAAAAGAAATAGAAGAAATTAAAAGTATAGATATGAGTTATTTCGACTTTGAATTATATCCAGAAGAAATAGAACTACCAGAAGTAGAGACAGAAGATCAGGAACAGATATATAGAATGACGCTAAACTTCTCAGAAGAACAATTCCAAGCAGTGCAGGAAGCTATAGAAATAATAGAAACAACTAGAACAGAACTACATAGTTTCGGTAATAAAAATAAAAGTAGTAATTTACTAAATGAGGTGGTGTACGAATGGGCAGAGCAAAAGAAGTTATTATAAAAGTAATACCTAGTAAGATAGCAAACGAGTTCGTAAGGAAGCACCATTACAGCGGTAAATCAGTTAATAATAGCTGTCTACACTTTGGAGCATTCCTAGACGGTAAACTACACGGAGCTATGAGTTTCGGCCCAAGTCTAGATAAAAGTAAAATCATAAAGCTAGTAGAAGGTACTAAGTGGAATGAGTTTCTAGAACTAAATCGTATGGCGTTCGACGAATACCTACCGCCTAACTCAGAAAGTAGGTGCATTTCGCAGGCTATAAAACTAATAAAGAAAAACGCACCGCACGTGAAGTGGATAATCAGCTTCGCAGACGGCTGTAGCTGTGGAGACGGTACGATATATAGAGCTAGTAACTTTATACTAACGGATATAAGAACAAATAAAGGACTATGGGAACTTCCTACAGGAGAAGTAATACACCAGCTAACGATCCAAAGCCAACCCTTACAACCTAGAAAAGAACTAGGAGGAAGGACACTATTCGACGTAACAGGTGGGAAGTACAGCCTTAAAAAGTGGGTAGAAATAACAGGAGCGAAAGCAAAAGAAGGATATCAGTTAAGATACTTATATTTTATAGATAAATCATATAGAAGCAGGCTAACAGTTCCAGAGATACCATTTAGTAAGATAGACGAAATGGGAGCAGGAATGTATAAAGGCGAAAAGATCAGCCGAGCCGAAAGAAATAAAAAAATTGACAAATAATAACAATTAGTGTAGAATACAGATAGACATGCGGTAATAGTTTAATGCTAGAATGCCCTACTACGTAGGGAGGTGGCAGTTCAATTCTGACCTTACCGCTCCATATTTGATATATACACTAACTAGCAATAGTTAGTTTTTTTATTATAGCCATAAAATAATGAGATAAAAAGAAATGAGGTGGAGATATGGCAAAACTAACACTAAACGAGCAGGCACAAGAAATAATTAGAATAGCAGAAGAAAGCGGAGTACAGAGTAACTTCTTTTTTATTACTACATTTAAAAGATATCAGGTACAACTAAATATGCTAACAGAACTAGAAAAGAAAATGAAGGACGACGGAATGCTAGTAACAAAAGAATACGTAAAAGGTAGAAAAAACTTATATTCTAACCCAGCACTTAAAGAGTATAACGCTACTACAGATAGTGCTAATAGAACAGTATCTACACTAATGAAAATAATCAAAAACTACAACGTGGACGACGGAGATCCAGAAGTTGAAGAAGATCCACTACTAAAAGCTATAAATGGTAGTGACGATTATGAAGAATAAAGCACTAGAGTTCTGTAAAGTATCAATAAATCAGGAAGCTACTCCTAAATACGTAAAATTACAAATGCAGGAGTTTATAAACATAGCAGAAGATAAAGACAATAAATATAAAATAAACGAAGTAAAATTAAAACAAGTAAATAATATATTAAAGCTATTAATAATGCCGAAAGGACTAAAAGCAGGACAAACACTATACGAATGTACTACAGGCTATCAATGGCTATTTTATATAGCAATACTATGTACAGTATATAGAGACAATACTAAAAAACGTAGATACGAAATAGGAGTACTAGAGATATGCAGGAAGAACTTTAAAACGTTTACGATAGCAACTATCTTTATACTACTATTTCTAACAGAGCCGAAGTTTTCTAAGTTTTTTAGTGTAGCTCCAGACGGAGCATTATCTAGAGAAGTAAGAGAAGCAATAAGCGAAATTATCAGAAGTTCGCCTTTGATATACGAGTACAAAGATAATAAAAGATTTAAGATCCTAAGAGACTATATACTATTTAAGCCTACTCAGGTAACATACATACCGCTAAGCTATTCAACAAGTAGACTAGACGGTAGACTACCTAACGCTTTTATAGTAGACGAAGCTGGAGCATTACCTAGTAGCTATGCTATAGAAAGTATGAAATCAGGACAGCTAAATATACTAAACAAGCTAGGTTTTATAATAAGTACTAAATATCCTACAATAGATAACCCATTTGAAGACGAAGTAAAATACTCTAAGAAAGTACTAGACGGACTAGAGAAGGACGAGACTAGATTTAGTCTACTATACGAGCCAGATAAAACTAAGGACTGGGAAACGGACGATATGATCCTAAAACAAAGTAACCCAGTAGCGTTAGAAATATCAGAGATATGGGACGACTTAGTAAAGAAAAGAGCGTATGCAATAGCCGTAGAAAGTGCTAGAGAAAATTTCGTAACAAAACATTGTAATATTATCTATCAGGGAACAGGTACAGAAACATATATAGACGTAAAAGAACTACAGGAATGCAAACAAGCTAATATAGACTGGAGCGGTAAAGTAGTATACGTAGGACTAGATTTATCAGAAAGTAACGATAATACCAGCGTAAGCATGGTAACAGTAGACGATAATAACAATATACTAGTTGATAGCTTTGCATTTATACCAGAAGGAAGAATAGAAGAAAAGACAGTAACTGAAAAGGTAAACTATAGAGAATTAATTAGATCAGGAAAAGTAATAGCCTGCGGAGATAAAGTAATAGACTACGCAGTAGTAGAAGACTTTATACTAAATCTAGAGACTAAATACGGAGTGCAGATCCAAGCAATAGGATACGACCGCTGGAATGCACTATCGACAGCTCAGAAACTAGAAAGAGCAGGATATAACTTAGTAGAGATCAGACAGCATTCTAGCGTATTACACCCACCTACAAAGTTACTAAAAGAAAAGATATTAGCAAAAGAGTTCGGATATGAAACTAATACGCTACTGGAGATCAACTTCCAGAACGCACGCTGTACTTACGATACAAATAAAAATATGTACGTACACAAAAAGAAAAGTACAGGAAAAGTAGATATGGTAGTTTCAATGCTAAATGCAATATATCTACTACAACAAGACGTATTTCTAAATCAAATGGACTTTGCTATACAAGTAATATAGGAGGCAGTATGAAGATAGCAATAGATAAAAATACGCTAAGTGCAGTAAAAGATAATAACGAATATATTTATATATTTGATAGAGAGCCACTAGAAGAATTACTAAAATTAAACTTACATTGTATACACTATAAACAAGTAAAGTTCGTAGATATAAACCTTACTAGATACGATATAGAGTGTATAAAACAAACAACTATAAAAGATAAAGACTACGATATACTTCCAGAGAAAAAAGATTATAAATTCGCTATTATAGTTCCAAATTGTAACAACGATCACGGAAACTATAAAGGTAAAACATTTCTAGTAAATTGTATAGAAAGTATACTAAATCAAAAATATAAAAATTTTACACTAATTATAGTAGACGATCTATCAGGAGACGGATCAGTAGAAACTATAAAAAAATATATAAAGAAAGACAGCAGGATACACTTAATCAAAAACAGAAGAAAAAGATATAACGGAGGATCTAGAAACGTAGGAATAGAATACGCACTAGATAAAATCGACTTCGATTATTTTTGTTTTCTAGATAGCGACGACTGGTGGAAGCATAACGAAGTACTAGAAAAAATAAACAACCGTTTATATAATTCCGAACTAATGACGCTAGGCTGTGAAGGTATAGGAGTAGAATATAGAAACTTTAATAAAGCTACGTGCTACGAAGATCTATACTCATTAAACGGTAACGTATGGTGTACAGCATGGAGTAAAGTAATTAGAAAAGATAAAATAGTATATTTTTGCGAAGATACGCTAATGGAGGATAGAGTATGGACGTATAGACTAGCAGATAATATAAACTTTGAAAACGTAGTAAATCTAAACGAAATATGCTACTGCTGGAATAGAACGAATATAAATAATAGCGTATCAATAGTAAGAAGTAAATACTGGGACGCCTGTGCCTACTGCCATATAGGACACCAGCTACAACTAATAACGCAATTAAAACATAAAGAAATGATACCAGTAATAAAAAATAGAATAGAAGAATGTATCAGGAATGTTAATACAGGAATATACGAGCAACATTAGGAGGTAATATGAAATATATCATAATGTGCGGAGGGAATTATCCAAAGTTCGAAAAGCCGAAGCAATTAATAAAAGTAAATAACGAAGTATTAGTAGAAAGAACTATACGACTACTAAAAGAAAACGGAATAGAGGATATAGCAATATGTACAAATAGCGATAAGTTCGACTATTTAGGACTACCAATACTAAAACAGCATAACGAATATATATGCGGAAACGAAAACGAAAATAAAAAATCAGAGTACTGCTGGTTAAACGCATACTATCCTACAGAAGATCCAGCGTGCTACTTACACGGAGACGTTTATTTTAGTCCAGAAGCAATAAAAACAATAGTAAATACAAAAGTAAAAGATACTATGTTTTTCTGTACGTACGACTGGAGCGACGGAGTAAAAGACAGAAGAAACTATAAAGGTAGAGAGCCGTTCGCATATAAAGTAGAAAATCAGAAACTATTTAGAAACGCTATAAACGATTTACTAAAAATGGTAGACGAAGGCAAGTTCGCAGACGGACTACCACCTATATGCTGGCATTTATATAGATATCTAAATAATAAAGATATCAATTTTCAAACAAAAAAATGGACAGAAATAAATAATATATTTCAAGACGAAGGCGACTATATAGTAATAAACGATTATACAACGGACGTGGATCAGCCAGAAGACGTAGAAGTACTAGAGGAATGGCTAAAAAAATGATAATAGCTATATGTAGTACTAGAAGCTGGTATTTTTATCTAGCTACAGAGCTATATGCACTATTCAAACATAACGAAGTAGCAAAAGTATACTTATTTATAGAAGACGACGAAATATCCTACTTAAAAGATAACAGGATACAATTTATCAACGTAAATAAGATAAAAAAATATATAGAAGAAAAAAGCCCTAATTACAATACTAAATATAGTCAATTAAGCTATATCAGGTGCTACTTTAGTAAGATCCTAAACGAAGAAAAAATACTATATATAGACGCAGACGCAATAGTAGTAGATAACATAAAAGAACTATGGAATACAAACATAAAAAACAAAGCACTAGCAGGAGTACATGAAGGCGGAGAATGGAGTAAACATTTAGGGATAGAAGGAATGGACAATAAATATATCAATAGCGGAGTTTTACTAATGAATTTAGATTATATAAGAAAAGAAAAACTAGACGACGCTATGATAGATTTACTAAATCAAAAATATTACGCTTATCCAGATCAAGACGTAATTAATATAGTTTGTAAAGATAAAATACGATACGTAAGTAATATATACAACTCAGCAGAAACGACAGGAATAGTAGAAGACGCTAAAATAATTCACTATATCAGACAGCACAAAGGCTGGATAAAAGGAAGCCAAAGGAGTGATATTTGGTATAGGTATTTTTTAGAAATGATAGAAAGGAGTAAGAAAATGGTAAAAGTAGAATGTACAGTAACTTATAACGATCTACAACTAAATAGATTAGTAGAAAAAGGCGAGCAACTAGAAGTAACAAAAGAAAGAGCTAATTATCTAGTAAACGAAAGAGAACTAGCAAAAGTAATCGAAGTTATTCCAGAAGAAGTAAAAGTAGAAGAAGTAAAACTAGAAGAAAAAAAAGAAGTAAAAAAACCAATAGCAAAAAAGACAAGTAAAAAGAAATAAAAAAATATAACTAAGTCGAGGAGGAGGTGGAAACGTGGGACTATTCGACAGATTTAAAAGAGAAGAACAAGTAGAACAAAAAAGAGAAGAAGCACCAGTACAAGAAGAAATGATACCTAACGACGTATTACTACAAGCGTTAATAAATAGCCAGCCAATAACTAGAGTGCAGGCCTTAACACTTCCTGCAGTATCAGGAGCGGTAGATTTTATCAGCGGAATGATAGCGTCAATGCCAGTAAAACTTTATAAGTATAAAGACGGAAAAGTAGAAAGTAAGGACGACGATCCTAGAGTATTAATGCTAAACGGAGATACAGGAGACTGTCTAGACGCATTCCAAATGAAAAAAGCAATGGTAGAAGACTATCTACTAGGAAAAGGCGGATACGCATATATCAGAAGAAATAGAAACGACGTAACAGGACTATTCTATGTAAAAGATATCTACGTAAGTGCTATACCTAACTTTAAGCCGATATATAAAGACTACTATTTTATAGTAGAAGGAGGTACATATCAAAAGTACGAGTTTATAAAGTTACTTCGTAATACAAAAGACGGAGCAACAGGTACAGGCTTAACAGAAGAAGTAGGAACAGCATTAGAGACAGCATTTAATACGTTACTATATCAATTAAATATAGTTAAATCAGGAGGAAATAAAAAAGGTTTTTTAAAATCACAAAAAAAACTAGGACAAGACGAAATAAACATATTAAAACAAGCATGGACTAATTTATACGCTAATAATACAGAAAACGTAGTAGTATTAAATAACGGACTAGAGTTCCAAGAAGCTAGTAATAGCTCAGTAGAAATGCAACTAAACGAAAGCAAAAAGACGTTACAAAACGAAATAAATAATATATTTCATATATACCCTGACGACTTTTATAGGACATTTAAAGAGGGAATATATCCAATAGTCAGAGCTTTTACTACAGCACTTAATAAAGATCTATTACTAGAAAAAGAAAAAAATAAAATGTTTTTTGAATTCGACGTTAAAGAGATCCTAAAAGCTAACGTAAAAGAAAGATACGAAGCATTAAAAATAGCAAAAGAAATAGGACTTATGACAATTAACGAAATGAGAAAATACGAAAACATGAATTATATAGAAGGCCTAGACGTAATTAACGTAGGACTAGGAGCAGTATTATACGATACTAATACGCACCAATTCTATACACCAAATACAGATACTACAGCTAATATTACAGATATACCAGAAGCACAGCCAGAAAGTGCAATAGACGAAAACGCAGAAGTACAAATACAAAAGTTATTACTAGATAAAACACTAGATACAGAATTCGAAGAAAGCGGAAACAGTTCGGACGCATAAAAGGAGGTGGTAAATTGAAGGTAAATATCAGAGCTGATAAAGTAGAGATAGAAGGCTACGTAAACGCTATAGAGCGAGACAGTAAACCGCTATGGAGTAGAGTAGGACAGTTTATAGAAAGGATATGTAAGGGAGCATTTAAAAGAGCATTAAAAAGAAATGACGACGTACATATACTACTTAATCACGACTGGAATAGAGATCTAGGAAGTACAAAAGCAGGAAACCTAGAACTAGAAGAAGATAATATAGGACTAAAAGCAAGAGCTATTATATCAGATCCAGAAGTAGTTAAGAAAGCTAGAGCAGGAGAACTAGTAGGCTGGAGTTTCGGCTTCTCAGATAGAGACGTAGTAAACTCTATCAGGGACGGAATGCCACATAGAGCGGTAAAAGATCTAGACTTAGCCGAAGTATCAATACTAGACAAAAGAAAGTCGCCAGCATACGAAGGCACTCTAATTACAGCCAGAGCAGAAGACGACGTAGTACATTTTAGAGGAGAAGACTTCATAGACGACGTAGAAGTAAAAGAAGATCAACCAGAGGAGCAACCAGAAGCAAAAGAGGAAGCAACTACAGAAGTAGTAGCTGAGGTGCAAGAAGAAGCACCAGTAGAGGCACAGCCTAAGCAACAAGAAGAAGTTGTTAAAAATATAGATTATTCTAAATATGAAGAAATCATAGCAGAAATGAAGGAGGAAAAATAACTATGGAAAAAGAATTAAACGAAAAAAAGAACGATCTAATTACTAGAGCAGAAGACGTGCTAAACAAAGCAAAAGAAGAAAAAAGAGAGCTAACAGAAGCAGAAGCAGAAGAATTAGCAGAAATCAGAGATAATGTAAGACGCATTATGAAAACATTAGAATTGAAAGGAGAATTTGATAAAATGGAAGGACAAGATATAGAAAAAGAAGCATTACCAAAAGACGAAGAAGAAAGAAAATGCGGAGATAAGGAAGAAAGAGCATTAGCAGAAGAAAAAGCATTCGAAAACTATATTAGAGGAGTAGTAAATAATAGAGGTACAGACGTTAATATGACATTAACAGATAACGGAGCAGTAATTCCTACTACTATAGCTAATAGAATTATTAAGAAAGTATACGATATTTCTCCTATTTTAGAGAGAAGTACAAAATATAACGTAAAAGGTAAATTAGAATTACCATACTACGACGTATCAACTCAAACTATTACAGTAGCATGGGCTACAGAGTTCGAAGAATTAACTAGTAGCGTAGGTAAGTTAAAATCTATCCAATTATCAGGATACTTAGCAGGAGCATTAACATTAATTTCTAGAAGTTTAATTAATAATTCTCAATTCGATATAGTAGCATTCGTAGTAGACGAAATGGCTTACTCAATTCATAGATTTATCGAAAACGTATTATTAAACGGAAACGGATCAGTAGCAGGACTTTCTACATTAACAAATAAATTAACTACAGCAAGTGCAACAGCTGTAACTGCAAACGAATTAATCGAAGCTCAAGGACAAGTAAAAGACGTATTCCAAGCTAACGCAATATGGATAATGTCTCCAGCTACAAGAACAGCTATTAGAGAATTAAAAGATAACTATGGTAGATATTTATTACAAGACGATATCAGCTTACCATTCGGAAAATCTTTATTAGGAAAACCTATTTATGTATCAGATAATATGCCAGATATGGAAGCAGGAAAAAATGCTATTTACTATGGAGATATGAAGGGACTAGCTACTAAGTTTAGTGAAGATATCAATATCCAAGTATTAAGAGAAAAATATGCAACACAACACGCAGTAGGAGTAGTAGGCTGGTTAGAATTCGATAGTGCCGTAGAAGACGCTCAAAAGATCGTAGCAGTTAAAATGGCAGGATCTACACCAAGTGCCTAATTAAAGAATATTATTTGTTGCTTAGGTAACTCCAGAAGTAAGGAGGTAGAAAATGAATAGTATTTCAAAAGTAAGTGATATAACTATAGAAGATATAGCCGAATATATCAGACTAATAGAAGTATCAGAAGACGACGAAAACACACTATCTAATTTATTAACAATTGCTAAGACTTTTATATCAAATTATACAGGACAAGCAGACCTAGACCAGTTTCAAGACTTCGTAATAGTGGTATTGATACTTTGTCAGGATATGTGGGATAACAGGACACTATACGTAGATAAAGCGTCCTTATCATATCCAGTAGAGACAATTCTAGGAATGCATAGTATCAACCTGCTATGAGTAAAACAGTAAACGCAGGCAAGTATAATCGTAAAATAGTTATATATGAAATAGTAGAAGGTATAGACAGCGGAGGCTTTCCTGCAAACGTAGAACAAGAAATACTAACAACGTATGCAGAAGTAAAGACCTTACGTGGCTATACCTTAATTACTAATAATAGCGACTTTGATAAAGCATATATAAACTTTACTATAAGATATTCGCAAACAGTATACGACGCATACTACAATAGCGAAAACTCTAATAGAGACGTACTAATAAAGTTTAGAGGTAAAGACTATATAATAGAATATCTAAATAATATAGACTTTGCTAACGTAGAGTTAGAACTACAAGCTAAGGAGGTAACTCATTAATGGCGAAGTTCGTAATGCAATTACCTACGGAGATCCTAAAGGATATAGAATACATAAACGGCAATAGCGATAAAATATTCGGAGAAATGACAAAAGCAGGAGCAAACGTAACTATAAATAATATTAAAAGTAATATTCCTAAAAGTTTCGTAGATAGCGATATAATGGACTGCTTAAAAATAACTAAAGTATATAAAACTCCAACAGATAACGGAATAAATACTAAAGTAGGCTTCTTCGGATATTTTACAAATAAAAACGGAATAAAAACTCCAGCACCGCTAGTAGCAA